TGTGGCGGTAACATCTGCCGCATCGTCAGCATTCGGCCCCGGCGAAAAGGACGGATGCACCGTCTGACCGCTTGCCGCGCCCGTCACCATCGGTTCGGCAATGGCAAGCTGCACGGAACCGGCGCTGGTGCTGGTGAAGCGCAACTCGAAGCGCCCGAAGACGCGATTGGCAGGGACGGTCACAAATGCGCTATGCAGACTGGCAAGGGACGTGCCCGACCCGCTGGCGATTACAGTAGCCGAGCCTGTCGTTAGGTCGGCCTCGTAAGTCCAGAACTCAAGTTGCCATGTGCCTGTGGCCGCGCCGCTCGTTGATGCCCGCGCTTGGACGGAAAGGCGTTCGCCCGGATTTACTTTGACCGCGTTACGTTCGGAATTCCCGATGGAAAATTGCTGCGATGAAGCAGCGAATGTCGTCGTGCCTCGGGCAAATCGTGGGCCAAATACCGAAGTCCCGTAGTCAATCACGATTGACAGTGCCGCCGGATTGTGCAGCACCGCATAGCCACGATCCCCCTCCATCCGCGAAAACGGCACGCGGTTGGCGTTGGCGGGGGCGACGTTATCCGGCACCGGCGTGAACAGCTGCCAATAGGCGTTCGAGGTCGCGGGCGCAGTGGGCAAAGCTTGCCCCGCCGCCGGTGTCGCGTTGATGTACCGCCACGCCGCCCCATTCGCAGCCGTCACCAGATCGTCCAGCACGTAGGTCGTGGAGGGCGAATAGAGGCCCTGCCAGCGGTTGATCGCCTGCACATACGGGCTGTTCGCCGGGTCGAACGGTGTGGAGAAAATCGGCTCAATCGGACCCGTCAGCGGCGGATCGCCGTAGATTGCCGGATCTTCCTCGCGCAGCTTCATCGGAACCACGCCATCCTGCCGGATTTCCATTTCGACGACGCGGAAGAACTTCTGTACGAAACCGGTCTGCCCGAAGGTCAGCCGGATCACGCTGTTCTTTGTCACCTTCCACGCACTGGCCTGAAACTCCGCTTCGAACACGCCTGCATACTGCTGGCGCTGCAACCGCAGCTGGGCGAGGCGTTGGGCCTGTCCGGGTGACTGCACCATGGGCAGGTTGAAGGTGTCGATGCGGTCGATATCATCCGGACTGTCCTCGCGCTGTTCCGGATAGTCGACTTGCTGATAGAGGCTGTTGTTGCTCGGGTCGGTATAGAGCCCGCGCACCACGTTGAACGTCTGGTCAAGCGGCGGAAGCGGCTGCCAAGTGAAGGCGTCGATGATGTCGTTGTCGGTGAAGTCCGCAACCGGCGTCGCCAGATCGTTGTGGAACACGGTCAGCCGCAGCTTGCCGCCGACATCGTCCAGATCGGCATTCATGCACGCCTTGAGCATGTCGATCACGGTTGTCGGGCTGTCACCCTCTGACCAGACACCATCGCAGCGGTAGCGCGGCTCCGTGCCGCCGCCCGGCTTGTCCACCAGCTCGTCGCAGATATTGGCCGCGGTGATGAAGCTGTCGAGGTCGATGCGGTCTGGCGGTATGCCCTTGCCCACGGCCAACTTGCCGTTGATCTTGTAGCCCAGCAGGTAGAACAGCAGCGCGAGCGCGGGGTTGCGCGATGCGCTGTCGCTCCACGCCCACGTCGATTGGTCTGCCATATCGTGGGCCGGATTGCGCGGATCGGGCAGGCCCGCTCCTTTGCCGCGAATGGTAATGCGGGTCGGGATGGACTGTGCGAACGGGCTATCGGTTTTCTTGCTGTTCCCCGTCAGCTTGTAGCGCAGGTAGACATAGGCAAGCCCGGTGTAGCGGCGCGTCGAACCCATGCGGGTGCTGATGTTGATCGCATTGGCCGCGCTGCCTTCAAGGCGGGTGGTGACCGTCAGATAGCCCGAGAACTTTGCCGCAACGCCGCCGGCGCTCGACCATGCAATTTCATCATCGAACCAGATTTCCTCGATCGACTGCACCTTGTGGCTGGCGCAGACGATAAAGCGGTGGAAGAACTCCTGGTTGCTTGTGAACTCCTCGTCGCGGATATCCGTCGCCATGGCCGTGTAGCCGATGACGGTCTTGCGCGGGGTGAGCGGATCGACGTTGGCGCGCAGGCGATCGGCATTCGCCGGACTGTTGCGCGGCGGCTTGGGTCGCAGAACGCTCGAACCGATGGAAATGCCCGCGGCAATCAGTCCGGGGTTGAAGGTGACGACGCCAGCGACGATTGCGCCGATAGCAAGAATGCCTTTGACGATCTTGCCCATATCAGACCGCCCACGCTTTCTGCCACATCGGGCGCGGCAACATCACGAAGCCGCCATTGCGCGGAGCCTCCAAGGCATCCATCATGTCCGGATCGGTGACGAAGGCGGCCGTCGCGCCCATGCAGACGCCGACGCATCCGGCGTGCCAGATCAGATCGCCGCGCACCGCATAGGCGACGGGCTTTGCCTCGAATTCATGACAGACGGTGGCAAGCAGGGTGCCTTGCCCGAGCCTGCGCAGGATCGCTCGTGCTCCGGTTTCATCGCTGTACTTCCCACGATAGGCGGCGGCTGCATCATGCCCGGTAATGGCCTCTGCGGCGGCGCAGGCGAACAGGATGCAATCCCACTCGCCCCATGCGAATGCGCGCTCGCGATTGGCGAGCATGAAGTCATGCAGGCGGGTTTCCCAACCGGGCAAACGGGGGTGGTGGCTCTCGCTCATCAGAAAGCCTGCCTATCAGTCGGACCGAGGCCGGGATTGCCGCCCCCGCCGCCGCCGCCGCCACCGCCCCCGCCAACGCCAGAGATCGCCTTGCCGTAGTTGCCGTTCGCAATGGCGATGGAGGCGCGGGCAGACAGGTCGCCCGCGTCATATTCGGCTTGGCTTAGATAGGTGCGGTTCGAGGCGCTGGCGAATACGGCGAGATAGCTTTCGATCGTAACGCGGATCGTCTGACCCTCGCCGCTTCCGCTGAGAGTGAGGGCCACCATCTTGCCCGTGTAGTAGGCATGATAGCCGCCCTGCTGAACGTTGCTGGCGTTTCGCACGATACGCCAGAGACGGGCATCGCGCCCGCGCCAGTTGGCCGGATTGTTGAGCAAGGCCAGATCGGTCGCATCCAGCCCCTTGATGCCCGAAAGTTCGGCGGTGACGGTTTCCGAGCCGCCCTCCTTGAGGCGAACGGGCGAGACCGTAACCAGATCGGCTGTGATGCCCACGAAAGACAGGCCGTCCAGATCAGCATCGCCGGTGCCGGTGGGTGTGATATTTGCCCCGCTGGTGTTGGCGCGCACCGGATCGCCGACGAAGTCGAGCCACGCAAACCAGACAGGCTTGACCACCTCGGCATCAAGCGCCGCTGCATGGGTTGCGTCGGGCAGGACGCTCACAGCGATTCCTCGACTGCGAACGAGGTGCCGGAAACGCCTTGCGAGGTGGCGAGGCCGATGACGGAGTCGACAGGGGCCATGGCGACAAAGGGTGTCAGCGTCTCGACCGTCGCCCCGAGTGTCGGCATCTCGTTCAGCGCGGGCTCGAACACGGCGTTTGCATTGCCGGAGCCATTCGCAACCAGATCGGCGGTGAGGCAGACGGCGCGGAAATGCCCGCTCGGTAGCGGCACGGTCATGAATTGGCCGGCGCGCAGGATCGTGGCTCCCGGGGTCATGCCAGTGAGAGGCAGGATGTAGGCGTTGCTCGCGCTCGATGCGACGGTGGGCTTGCTGCCCGGGTGCTCATTGCAGGGCAGCGGCCAGCGGAACCAGTTCTGCGGCCCCTTGAGCGCGAACAGGAACGCCCGCCATTGCCGTTCCTGCGCTTCCGTGGCGATGGAATTGAGCGAAACTGCGCCCTGCCAGCGTTCGACACCGGGAAGCCCGATAACCTTGCGGCGCCCCGTCCATGTCGATCGGTTGACTTGCGACGGGCTCGACAGTTCGAGACGGTCAAGCAGCAAGTCGTCGGGCAGGGGGACGGTGATCTCGCTCATAGCGTCGGACGATTAGCCCGCCGCAGCGTCTCGTTTGCCGCCGCGTCGATGACGGCGGGCGCGGTCTGGCGAACCACTTCGACGGCGACACCGCTGCTCACGCTCTCGATGCGGGCGTCGATATCGCCGGACAGAGCGAGCCGCACCACAGCCACACCGCCGCCTTGTGCGGGTGCGGACTGCATTGCATTCATCCGGCCCAGCGGGATAATCTGGCCGCTGGTGTTGGGCACGAATGCCTCTACGCGCCCGACGCTTGCCCCCTCATTGACGCGATAGGGCCGCCCGGCCTGCACAAAGCCGCCCGAGGAACGCCCGAACAGGGAAAGCCCGACTTGCGCCAGCGTGCCGAGGAACCCGCCACCACCACCGCCTTGAGAGGACAGGGCTTCCGCCAGCGGCCCGAAGACGTTGCGATCGAGGAAAATCTTGATGAGCTGCGACAGGAACGGGTCTTTGATGCCGAGCGCCGAGGTGAAGGCGTCGGTGATCGTCCGGTTCAGTTCCTCGATGCGGCGCACCGCCGCTTCCTCCACCAGCGTGTCGGTGTCGCGGGCATTGATGGCGAAGCGTTCAAGCGGGGTGGCGAATTGGCGGCTGACGCTGTCTTGCTGTGCGCCCTCCTGGGCACGAACGGCATCCAAAGCGATCTGCGCGCGTTCGGCCTCGGCCTTGTCGATGACATCGCTTGCAGCGAGGATCGAAAGGCGTGATTTCAGAAGCGCGTTCTCGGCGTCCAGAATGGCGAGAGCAATGCGGCGGCGCTCTGCCTCGGTATCGGCAAGGCCGAACTGGAGGCGAAGTGCATCAATGCGAGCGCGGCCTTGCTCTTCGAGCAAATCAAGTTGTTGGCGCTCCAATTCAGCGCGCTCACGGAAAGTGACCGCGTCTCGCTCGGCCTCGCCCAAAGCAAGGATGCGCTCGCGTAGGATTTCGCGCCGCGCCCTGCCATCCTGTTCGTCAATTGCGTCAAGCTCTTTGTCCGCCTCGATGCTACGAAGCGCCTGATCCTCAGCGAGTTCAAGCTGTCGACGCTCAAAGTCTGCGCGCTCTTGTGCAGTTGTGGCGGTTTGCGATTCCGCCGCCGCGATGCGCGATCGGATGCTGTCGAGCTCGTCGCGGTAGCGCAGCTCGGCCTCAAACGGGTCGGGACCGGAGCGCGCCGGGCTGCGCGTGCTGGTGTTAGTTCCGGTGGGCGTGTTGGTGCCAGTGGGTGAATCCTCGCCAAGAACATCCACCCCGTTGGCCGCCCCCAGCTGGATAAGGCGCTGCTGCTCCTGCAGCGCGCGTTCTTCGCGCTGCAATTCCCGAATGCGCGCCGCCGTCCCTTCCGGGCCTTGCGCTTCTTCGCCCGTAAGTCGCTCGGCCAAGGGAACGATGAATTCCCGCACTCCGCGCCCGATTGCTCCCTGTGGCGAGCCGCCGGATTGCAGCGAGGGGCGATTCTGCTGGGCCTTGTTCAGCTTCTCTTGCTCAAGCCGATTGTCCCTGATCTGTGCGCCGATCTTGACCAATTCTGCAAAGCGAAGATTGTTGGCGAGTTCGAGTGCGGCGTCGGCGGCGATTTTCAGCTGTCCCGCAAAGCCCGCGATCTTTCCGCTGGCAGTGTCTGCGCCACGGCCCGTGTCATCAACGGCAACGCCAGCGTCCCGAAGGCGCTTGGCATAGGACTGCGCCTTAGCCTCGGCGTCGTCAGCCGCCGCAGTCAGGCGCTCGGTTGCCACTGCCGTATCTTCGGTGGTGGCGGCGAGATAGATCAGGCCCGCCGCCAGCACGCCTGCGGCGACCGCCGAAAGTCCGCGCAGTGCGAAAGTCAGTGCCTCGGCAGTGGTTGCCGCTCCGGCAAGGCGTGCCTGCAACGCGAAGCTAGCGGCACCCACCACGCCCATCTGGGTCGCGGTGCCCGCCAATGCGCCTTGCAAGGCAGCGTTGGCGATTGCCGCCTGCCCGAGCGAAGTGACGAAGCGCACGCCCAAGATCGCGGCGATGCTGGCCAGTGCGGGAATGAGCTTGTCCAGATTGTCCGCAAGTTTCTGGATCACTGTGGCGAGACCGCTGGTCAGGCCGTTCGCTGCCGAGGTCTCGCCCACGTATGTCGTCAACTCGTTCCGGAGCGCAGTGAAGGCACCGGATAGCGTCAGTGTAGCGTTCTCGGCGTCCTCGAGCGTTTTCACACCGCCACGCAGGATGCCCTGAAAGAATTCCTGAGAGGTGACCTTGCCGTCAGCGATCGCAGCGCGCAGCTTGGCAACGGAGCCGCCGTAGCCATCGATGCCCCGGGCTGCTGCCTGCGCAAGGGGAAGCGCGCCTTCAAGGATGCTGTTGAATTCCTCCGCCCGTACCACGCCGGAACCGAACGCCTGCCCAAGCTGGAGCAGCGCGCCGGAAGCCGTCTGCGCATCGGTGCCTGCCACCTTGAGCGAGGCGGCGACGATCTCGTTCAGACGGATGATGTCCTCGGTCGACGCGCCCAGATCGCCCTGCACCTGGGCAATGCGGCTGAAAGTCGAGGCGAGGCTTTCGATATCGGCGCCATAGGTGCGCCCGATGACGCGAAGCCGCTCCCACACAGCCGCAAGCTGCTCGCCTTCGAGGCCGGCCACGCGCAACTGGTTTTGCAGGCGCGTATAGCTGTCGATGAGGCCCACCAGTTCGCGCCCGGTGAAGGCTGTGGCCAGAGTGCCGGCCAACCTCTTGAGGCTCGCGCCGATAGCGCCAGACGAGCGGCGAAACTCGTTTTCCAGCTTCTTGATGCGTCGTTCCTGCGTACCGAGTTGCTGGTCAACCGTGCGGGTCGCGCGTTTCAGGTCGGCCTGATAGCGGTCAACTTCGGCCTTCACTGCCAATATAACGGGATCGACCTCTGTCATACTTCCCGCCTATCCCTTCGCGCCCGCGACTTTCCCGCCGTGCGCGGTCAGGAATCGCTTCAATTCTTCGCTGGCCTCGCGCGGCTGCTTCGCCGCCTCGGGATCGTGCGCCTCGTTGTGAGCTTCGAGCGCTTCGAGGTAATCGGACAGATCAGTCTGTCGCCAATCGAGCCCGAGCTGTCCGCAGTTCGCGATCAACTGTCCTTTGCGGAAGGGTTCGGGGGCTGCGCGCCTTCCGCTGCGTCCGGCGTCAGTTTTTTTTTAAGCTGCACGCCGTGGATCGCAGCATGGAGAACGCGCCATGCCAGCACGACGCCCTCGCCAAGCGGACGGGCGGGGTAGACATAGGCGTCGACCAGTTGCCGCGCGGTATTCGGGCCAACCTCGACTTCCTGCCCGTCCACCATGCCCGAACCGCCGCCGATGAGGCCGAGCCGCAAGGTCTCGCGCACATCAGACACCATGGCCGCACCGCCGCCCAGAAACACAAAGCGCGGCTCGCCGCCCTCGTTTTCCTCGACGCCAATTGCCGCCCGAAGGCGTTCCTCGATGACGAGAATGGACGTGTCGCCGGTCTTGCGTTCCAGTTCGACGACTTGCGGCAGCGGCAGCCAGAAGCGATAGCGCCCGTCCGCGAAGTCGATCTCGACGGCGGTGTCAGCCATGGGCCTATCAGCCTATCACATTCCGCCCCAGCCCTCGCGCATCACGGAGCCGCCGTGTAAGTCACCGCCCCGTCGCTCGCCAGCGTGATCTCCGCGCTGCCCGGGGTTTCGAGCGACATGTTGAGATTGCTGGCGGTCATGACGAACGGGCCGGCAAAGGTGCCGAGCAGCACACCGGCATCGGTGCCATCGCGCTTGTAGACCTCGACATTGTAGTTCTTCGAGACACCCAGCGCGGCGCGCACGTCCGCGATGTTGTCCGCGTTGGTCAGGCCGGTGCCGGTCATGTCGGTCTGCTTGCCCGAAGGCTGCACGCGGCGCTGCGGCACCTCGCCCGGCTTGGCGCAGTCGCGCACGAAGCGGTCGTTGGTGTTGACCGTCTCGTTGAGAGTCACGTCCTGCATACCGCAGATCGTGGTGAAGGCTTCGGTCGGGGTGGCACCATCGCCCATCTTGATGAGGGCGAAGTCGAATTCAGTAGGGAGCGACATTGGCAGGCACCTCGCAAAGCGGTTCGCGTGAATTTGCGAAGGTGCTAGGGCCTATTCCTCGCTCTCTTTCCCGCCGCTAATGCTGTAGATGCTGGCCCGCATCGCTTCCGGATCGGTCAGCGCATTGGACAGGGGCAGGGCGCGAACACGTTGGGCCGCGTCATCCTCGCCTGCTAGTTCAAGCCTGCGGGCAATGCTGGCGAGGTTGCCATGATCGAACATGCCGATGCGGTGCAGCTCGGCGATCAGGATCATGGACATGGCGTGCGCATCGCGTTGCGGGTCTGGTTCATCCATGCCGCCCACTATACGCCCGATTTACGCAGCGAGAACCCTTGCCGTCAGCTGGGCGAACCAATGGAATGCATCCGGTTCGGCGTCTTGCAGCAACCGGATGTCATCCAGGGCGACATGTGCGTCCGCGCCACCCTCAAGCGTCAGGTGCCTGTCGGACAACGCGGCCTCGATCGCGGCACCGATTCGGGATGCATGATCCTCGGCTGTCTCGACAACCTGCCCGCCGCTTTCCCTCGCGCGGGCAAAGGCGTGAATGTCCACGGTGATTCGGCCTCCATCGACACAGGCGGCGCGCAGGCGAAGCGTTCCGGTCGGGCCCAATTTGAGGAAGGGCCACTGAGGTTCCCCCGGCACGGCCTGCGGATAAATGGATGCGGCCGGAACAAGGGCCGTCAGCGCCGTGTCAGCCTTCAATCGGGTCAGAACGGCGCGGCGCACGAGCCTTTGCAGTCCGGTGGCCATTGGCGGTCTCCTGTTCGATGATAGCGGCCTGCGCCGCCGGGTCAGCCAATGCGGCGGCTGCGATTTCGTCGCTCACCTCATGCTCGCCCGCCGGGAAATCGACGGTGGCAAGCGGGGTGCGGTAGGTCCACGGCTCGGCAAGTGTGATGGTGGGCATTAGCCGCTCCTTTTCACTAGGCGGTCAATCTGCTGGGCCAGACGGCGCTGGGCGCGGTCGAGGTTCTTGTCTCGCGCGGGGCGAATAAATGGGCGGGCTGCCATGCGCGACGTGCCGAATTCGAGCGGGCGCGAATGTTCGGCCTCAGCCCGCACTTCGGCGGTTAGGGGGCCGGTCCGGGCAACCTTAATCCCCGCTTGCAGATCCCCCGCATCCCTGTTGGGCGGCTCGCCCGGGGCGGACGGCACGTGCCCGGCGCCCGAAACACTGCCCGCGCTAATGGAGCGGAACGCCTCGGCCCTGATATCGTCCGCCGCCTCATAGACAGCCGCGCCCGCCACGCGCACCAGATCCGGCCCAGCCATGGCACGAAGGCGGCGTAGGTGCTTGTCGAGGCCCTTAGCCCGCGTCACGCCTTGCGCCCCCGGCACTCGTAGCCAATGCCCACAGGATCCCGCTGACAGGACAGCAACGCCCAAGTGCCCGCATTCGGCCCGCTGGCCACATTGATGCGCGCGGCGGTATCGAGCGCCGGCGCGAGCGACGCATGAAGGGAGGCGGCCAGCACCAGAATGCGGACATCGGTTTGCTGAAAGCCCTCAGCCTCGCGCATCTGCTGCGTCGGTGCGTCGAATTGCGCTTTGCAGGCATAGGTGGCAGGCGTGCCGGGCGTGACGATAGAGCCGCCCGCGTCATAGTTGGGCGCGCCGGGCCATTGGGCGACGGCATCCACGAAGGGTCCGCCGGGCATGGTGGCGAGATTGGCAAAGGCTTGGGCAAAGTTCATCGGTTCTACAGCCCGCCCACGCTGGGGATTACGGCGGTGCGCGGACCCGCGAAGGTGCGGCGAGCCAGTGCCAAGAACTCGCGCCCGTAGATCGTGGAATGCAGGCCGGTGCGGTTGGCCGCTTGCTCACTCACGCTTGCCGAGAAGGTGCCGGACTTGAAGGCGGTCACACCTTGCGGCGTTGCGCCTGCGCCAAGGCCCTGCTCCGCCATGCGGTGGGCGGCGTAGGCCATGATGCCATTGGCCTGATCCGCCTCGGGCCATGCCGATACTGCCGTCTCGCCTTCGCCCAGCCAGTAGGTGATGGTGGCGTCGGCAACGTCCGCGAAGGCGGGGTAGCGGGTGCGCAGATCGGAGATGGTGGGAGTGGCCATATGAGGGTAATGGGCGATGCCGGCGTGTCAATTTCCCCCCGCCGTTCATGGAGATCGCAATGGATGAGCTCGAGCGCCTGCGCCAGGCATTCGACCGGGTGAAGGAATTCCCCGAGTTCCTGCCGAATGAGCGGGTCTACTGGCTTGAGCTGCGCGCGGCGGTTGAGAAGGTGCTGGAGCGGTTGGGCTAGAGCCCGATTACCCACCCTGTGTCGCGGGCTTGGTCACTGCGGCCTCCGCGCGTAGGCGCGCTCCAATGCCGCCCTGTTCTTCTCCAGCCATTCAATCGCATCGGGAAGGCGCGCTTCGATCTCGGTCTTGATCGTCTCCAGCGGACCGGCGTG